GCTCGATATAGAAATTTTTCTTTCTCATCTGGTAAAGTCCAATACTTAACCATAGTTTTACCATTCACAGATACTTTATTTTCTTCTTTGCCATCTAAAACTCTATGAGCAGTAGATAGCAATTGTGCATATTCTACAATCATTTTAAGTACGTGTTTATCACAATGATACTCGGCGCACTTATCAGTATGAAAGTCTAAATAAAATATATTCATTTTAATATACTATATTATTTATTATTTCGATATACCTCGAAAATACCTTTAACTCTTACATCTATATCATTTATTTTAGAGTATAAAGCATCAGGGTACTTATTACTAATGAATTCTAATTTAA